ATATTATCCGAATTAGTTGGTAAAAATACAGAGGCTGGAAAAGGTTTTGCGATAGCATCTTTAATTGTAGAACAAGCAATGGCAATAGCGAAAATTGTTGCAAATACACAAGTTGCTAATGCTAAATCTATTGCTGCATCGCCTTTGACGGGTGGGCAACCATTTGTTGCAATTAATACAATTAGTGCTGGTTTATCAATAGCATCAGCTATTTCATCAGTTGTAAAAGGAATTAGAACAATTAGGGGAGTAAATGCAAAGAGTGGGGGTGCAAGTGGGGGTGCGAGTGGGGGTGCTCCATCCTTAGGCGGTGGAACAGTCGCGCCACCATTACCGCCACAATTAGAAACGCAAACAATTAACGCTGGCCAGGTAAATCAGTTAGCATCGGCAACGGCTCGCGCCTATGTTGTAGAATCCGATGTTAGCGGAAATCAAGAAAGAATAAATAGATTAAATAGAGCATCACGAATAAATTAAAAATTATGACATTACCAATTTACGAATTAAAAATAAGTGAAAACTTACAAGATGAAGCACAAGTTGATTACATCGCGCTTGTTGATTCGCCTGCAATTAAAAAAGATTTTTTAGCCTTTAACGACCAATTAAGTATTTATGGTTTTAGCCCAAAGTATTTTTATTTATGTCCTTTGGCTACTGAATTATTTGAGCATTTAGTAGAAATGAATGTTGGAATAAACGAGCAAGGGATGTTGCGAAGTGCGGGGCAAATAGCCGATAATATTTTAGAAACAGAATATTACGCAATCGAAAAAAACTTTGTTAGCCTTGAAGATTACAACGAAGCCGTTTTATTGCTTGACGATTTTATTGATTTAATGGCTGAAATCGACAAGTTGATAGGAATGGAACACGATGTTTCATTTATGCAAAACCACATAAACAAGATTAAAGAATATTTGCCAAAAAATACATTTGCAGAATCGTACACGGACTATCCAGAACAAGCAAGCGAAAACGCAAAAATAGCTTTGCGATGGGCAGAAAAAAACGGGTGGGGTGATTGTGGAACGCCTGTCGGAAAAATAAGAGCAAATCAGTTGGCAAAAGGCGAGCCGATTAGTAGAGATACCATAGCACGTATGGCATCTTTTGAAAGGCAAAGACAAAATTCAGATAAAGAATTAGGGGACGGTTGCGGACGTTTAATGTGGTTGGCTTGGGGTGGCGATGCTGGAGTAGAATGGGCAACTCGGAAACTTGCACAAATCGACAAAGAAAAATTATCGTTTGCAATTATCAGCGAAGAAAAAAGAATTATATCGGGGGCGTTAATGTTAGCAGACGAATTGATTTATCGCAATAATGAAAAGATGGGCGAACACTATGTTAAGTTTTCAGCGGAAACTATAAAAATGATTGCTATAAAATTTGCAAAAAAGAAATATCAAAACAATGTCAATTTAATGCATGATCCTGAGCAAAAAGTAAAAGGCGTTACGATGTTTGAATCATGGCTTGTAGATAAGGATCGAGGCATTATGCCAATGAAAGGATTTGAAGGGGTTGCCGACGGCTCATGGTTTGGGAGTTTCTATGTAGAGAATGAGAAGGTGTGGCAAAGCATAAAAAAAGGCGATTACAAAGGTTTTAGCGTTGAGGGGTTATTTGACTATGTCGAGCCGATTACAGCCGAAGAAAACGCTTTAAAAAAGATTTCAGAACTTTTAAACTCAATTGTTGAAGATTAAATCTATAATAAAATATGAAAGCAACAGAAATTTTACAAAAATTAAAAGAGCAGTTTGCGGAATTAGTAGCGCAACCAAATCAAACACCTGTTAAAATGATGCAAGCAACTTTAAAAGATGGGACGGTTGTAGAAGTTACAGCGCTTGAAATTGGCGGGATTGTAACTATTGAAGGTGTACCAGCGCCCGTAGGCAAACACGAATTAAGCGACGGAACGGTTATAGTGTTAGGCGAAAACGGCGCGATTATGGAAATTATGCCGATGACCGAAGAAGTAGAAGTAGAGGCAAAGATGCCAAAGGTTGAAGATATGAGCGCAAAATTTTCAACTTTGGAAACTGCAACAAATGAAAAGTTTGCTACTTACGAAACAAAATTTGCATCGTACGAAACAAAATTTGCTGAATACGAAAGCAAATTAAATAAAGCAACTCAATTAATCGAGGGCTTAATGAATCTAACTAAAACGCTTGCAGAAACTCCAACAGGAACTCCAGACGTTGCGGTTAAAAACAATTTTACAGAAACAAAAAAGAAGGATTACTCAATATTATTTTCATAAAAATTTAAATTAAAATAAAATGGCATTATCATTAGGCTCATTATCATTATACACAAAGCAACTTGTTGAACCATTATTAACAAGTGCGGTTATAGGAGCAAAAACTCAACAATTAATTATGGATGGCGGTATCGTTATCCCAAAAGTAAAATCAAGCGCTGCAATTCCTTTAATGGATACGGACGCTGTATTTCAAGCTGATGGCTGTGGATATTCTCCGAGCGGAACAACATCGTTTACACAAAGAACGGTAACGGTTGGAAAAATTCAAGTAAGCGAAACAATTTGCCCAAAGAACTTTGAGGCGTACTTTACACAAGAGGCTTTAAAGGCTGGTAGCACTTACGAAGATTTCGGAAATGCTCAATTTTTAGAGGCGTACTTAGCAAAGAAAAATGCACGTATAGCAGCGCAAATCGAGACTGCAATTTGGCAGGGTGATGTAACTGGCTCGGGCGGTGCAAACTTAAATAAGTTTGACGGATTGATTAGATTGATTGATTTGGGAAGTCCTATCGATGCAAACGTTTCAGGCTTTACAGGAGTTAGTGGCTCGCCAATCTCAACCGTAACTGCAACAAACGTTATAGCATCAACAGAAGGTATCTACAAAGCAATTCCTGCAGAAGTTATGGCAAAGGGCGATGTTAAGATTTTCTGCGGTTATGATTGGTATAGATTGTTGATCTTAGCTTACAGAGCATTGAACTTGTTTAGCTACAATCCACAGGACGTAAATGCTCAATCATTTATTTTGCCGGGAACTAATATCGAGGTTGTACCTGTAAATGGTTTGAACGGAACGGGCGATGCTTACGCAATAAGCCTTTCAAATATGGTTTTGGCGGTTGATTTAGAAAACGAAGAACAAAACTATCGCGTATTTTACAGCATGGACAACGACGAGATTAGAACAAAAGTAAGTTTCAAAGTTGGTGTAAACGTAGCGTTTACAAATGAGGTTGTGAAATTTAAAGCAGGAATCTAATAACAATATTACTTACAAAAATGGTGGTGAAATAAACACCACCATTTTTTTTAAAACTTAAAAATATGCCTTGCGACATTACATCGGGTTATGCAATAGATTGCAGAGATAGTATCGGCGGAATAGATGCCGTTTATTTAATTGAAAATTCAGCGCTTTACGACGCTTCGGGAAATAGCAGAGTTACCTATGCTTCGGGTACGGTTACAGCATTAACAAAAGATACAGGAAAGAAATTCTATAAATTTGAAACTCCACGCGCTACGGCAATGGCTTCGAATAACATTACTGCATCACAAGAAAACGGGACTTTGTTTTTTACACACATGGTTTCATTTCCTTTAAATTCTAGAAGTGCAACTGTTAGAAACATTATCACAACCTTAGCTAAAAATCGTGTAACGTTCGTTACTAAAGATATGGACGGCACATTTAGAATGTACGGTCAAGGGTTTGGATTGTTTTTAGATACAGCGGAAGGCGGAAGCGGTACGGCTTTAGGAGATAGAAACGGATATCAACTTTCATTTAGTTCACAAGAGGCGGAAGATTTTTTAGTAGTACCAGCAAACATAGCGGCTACTTTAGAAACTCCGGGTACATAATATTTAACCCATTGAAAAACTAGCCCACCGTTACCGAGCGTTTCGGTGGGTTTTTTTTATATCTTAAACGTAAGGTTTAACCTGACAAAAATGATACATTTAACAAAAGGACAAACGCAAACGGTTTTTTTTAATGCTTCGCAAAATTGCGTTTTAACTAATCCCTTTTTTTTATTTGTATTTACAAACAGAGTTACGCAAGATGTTGTTAAATTTGTAGCAACTAATACATCAACTACTTTGCGGTATAATAAATTTTCTTTAGTTACTAATACGCGTTTTAATGGCGCTGAAGAGGGTTTTTGGACTTACCAAGTGTATGAGCAAGCGAGTAGTTCAAACACGAATATAAGCGGTTTAAATAACGTTGAAAACGGTTACATGTATTTACACCCATCAACAACATTTGCACCGACGGAATATAACGATCAATCAAATAATTTTGTAACGTACAATGGATAATCAATACAAACATATCGTATTACAATTTGACCGCGCTTTGCAACCTGTATTTACTGAAAAGAAAAATAAGGGTTATGTTGAGTTTGGCGAATTAAATAATTATCCAGATTACTTGTTATCGCTTTATAACGAATCGCCAAAACACGGCGCAATTGTAAAAGGAAAATCAACATACATTTTCGGACGTGGTTTTGAGGATAAGGGAAAAGCAAATAGTCGTGGCGAATCGTGGAACGATATTTTAAAGAAATGTGTAAAAGACGACGAACTATTTCGCGGTTATTATTTGCAAGTTATTTGGAATCGTATTGGTCAAATAAGCGAGGTTTACCATATTGATTTTTCGAAGGTTAGGGTAGCAAAAGATTTAAGTTGCTTTTACATTAAAAACGATTGGTTAGATTGGAAGGAAAAGCCACGCGAATACCCACAATTTAACACACAGAATCCAACAGGAAGCCAAATATATTATAAAAGAGAATACAATCCAACGAGCGAAATTTACCCGTTGCCGTCGTATTTTCAGGGGTTAAATTATATTGAATCCGATATTGAAGTATCGCGTCATATTTTAGGAAATGCAAAACAGGGTTTTGTTGGTAGTACTTTAATAAATTTAAACAACGGCGACCCGATTAATGAAGAACACAAAGGCGAAGTTGAAAAGGGTTTATTAAAGAAATTTACAGGGGATAGCGGAAAGCGTGTTGTTATAATGTTTAACAAGTCCAAAGAGAATAGCGCTGATATCCAAAATTTAGGTACTACAATGCTTACCAAAGAAGATTTTACAAACATCAATAATTTAATACAACAAGAGATATTTGCTTCGCATCAAATTACTTCGCCGTCTTTATTTGGAATTAAAACCGAAGGGCAATTAGGCGGACGTACTGAAATTCGCGACGCATACGAAATATTTAATAATACATACGTTCAGGAAAGGCAAGAGGAATTTAACCAAGTTTTTACTGATTTTAGAAACTTAAAAGGCGAGGTTGGAGATTTTAATATTATACCATTAGAGCCGTTAAAGTTTGAGTTTACTGAGGCTATTATGGTAGCCAATTTAACACAAAACGAAATCCGCGAATTGATGGGACGCGAGCCTTTACAAGTTGGTCAAGTTACATCGGACGGAGAAACGGCGGTTATAGAGCAACCAGTTCAACTAGAGTTGCCTGTTTCAAATGATTCTATAAAGAATTTAAGCGGACGCCAATATCAAAACGTTATGCGAATTGTTAGGCAATTTGCAAACGGCAAACTAACAAAAGAGCAAGCGGGATTGATGCTTAAAAATGGCTTTGGTTTTACCGATGCAGACGTAAATGTTTTTTTAGGATTAGACGATAACCCATTGACCGACGACGAAGTAGAAAAATTTTCAATGAGTGAGGACGAACGAATGATTGAATATTTTGAAAATTGCGGGGGTTACGATTATGATGAAGTTGGATTTGATAAAATTAATTTTGCTGAAGATTTGACGCAAACACAAGCGAGCGTTTTGGATTTAATTACAAAGGATAAAAATATAACGCCTTTAGTGATTAGTCAAAATTTAAAAATAGATACGGCTTTAGTTGAAGAAATTATAAACGATTTCATCAAAAAAAAAATAATTTCGGTTAGTGAATCAAAAGTAAATGAAACGCCGAAATATAAAGTTTTAAAGACGGTTAGCGAATTAGGGGGTAAAGCAAAAACGACTAAATTATTTATACGATATAAATACGATTGGATAACGCCTTTTAGCGATAGGGATTTAGTAACGAGTAGAAGGTTTTGCGTTAAGATGCGCGAAATGTCAAACGCTGGCAAATCGTGGAGTAGAAGCGATATTGAAAGTTTGTCGGTGGCTTTGGGTTATTCAGTTTGGGAGCGTCGCGGTGGTTGGTATGGAGATAGTTATTCGTGTAGGCATAAATGGACATCAAAATTAATGGTAGCAAAATAATGAGCAAAAACATTTTATTTATTACAGAGGAATTGTTTAAAAGTCGCACCGGTGCGAGCAATAACATCGACGGCAAGCAAATTTTTCCAATGGTTAAAGTTGCTGGCGATATGTATATTCAGCCTGCGCTCGGTAGTAAATTATACCAACGTTTACAGGATGGGGTTGTTGCTGATAATCTAACAAACGATGAAAAAACTTTGCTCGATATTTATGTAACTGATGCTTTGGTTTGGTTTACAATGTCGTTGCTACCTATGACAATGGGCTTTCAATTATTTAGTAAAGGGTTTTTGCAAAAGACCGCAGAAGAAAGCAACACGCCGAGCCGTGCGGATATGGAATTAATCGAGCAAAAATATTTATCAATGGCGGAGTTTTA